CAAAACCCGCCACGGCGGTTCCCACCGCCTCGACGAACGTGTCATAGGAGTTCATCTCCGGGGAAACCGGGTCTTCTATCGGGCTTCCCTCCGCCATCTCCGTTGGAACGAAGCTTTCGTCCGAATACTCGGGGCGAACCTAAGCGGAATCCTTCTCGACCACAAACGCGAACGTAAGCGTTTCTTTCCCCGACTCGTCGCCGCTCGAGAAAATGATGTCCTGACCGAAGGCGCGGTAACCGGCACTAATCGCGACTTCCGAAGAGCAATAAGTTCCGGAGTCCTCCATAATCTGGTTCGCCGATTTGTTGAACATCGCGATTTTCACCACCGGGGTTTCGTCGAGCGAAACGCTGACGCAGTCCTGATTTCCGCTCAGAAGCCCCATGTTCTTCCGTGCGTAAACCATTCTTATGTTCGCCGCGTCCGGGGAATACATCCCGATAAAAGCGTCGTAGCTTTCTTTCCCGGATTCTATGATTTCCGTCGCGTTCGGATATTTCTCGGGGCGGACTATATCGTCAAACTGACCGTTATTGTTGCTGAAGGTAAGAAGCCTGCGCTTTTTAGACAAAGCGTCGTATTCCAGCTTCACCTCTGACATCACGACGTCCGAATATTCGTAGGTGTCAAAAGCCGGGTCGGAAATCTCGGTTCTCTTCGAAACTAAAGCCATTACGGTCTTATCCTCGGAGAACCCGAAATCGTAACAATACGCCGTGTCGGCAATCGCGCCGTTGCAGACCGACAGCAGGTAACTGTTCAACCCGCTACCGTCTATAGCCTGGACGTCGGAGACGCTCCCGTTCAGAACGGCGGGGAACGCTATCGGGTTGTGCTTCAGCCTGACCCAGACCTACCCGAGAGTGTCCCGCTTTTCCTTGTAGCTCGGGTTTTCGACGGAATAACGCTTCAGAAGAGAATACATATTCCCGTACGAATCCTTTCCATAACGGTAGATGTCGTACACTCCGGAAATGTCGGATTTGGTCTCGGTTATGTCCCTTATGCGCTCAAAAACCGTCTCGTTCGACAGCTGGCTGGCTATGAACGCCCTTTCGCTGTCGTCCGTTTCCTCAATCGGGAGGTGGCTGTAATACCTTTCAAAGAATGTTTCCGGAAGCCTTTGCTGGACAAACCTGACAAAAGCGGATTTTGGTTGAATGTCGGACAGTGGGTACTCCGAATCGAAGCCCGAAATTATTTCATCCGCGTCTAAACCGACGTAAACGCCGTCAAGGATTCCCTGGATGGAGGTAAGCTGTTCCCTCGAGGACAGAACCGGGTATCCGGAAAGCGATTCCGTTATGAAACGGGAGACGTCGGTTTTCCGCAAGCCGCTAAGAACGGATTTCGCCGCGACGTCCTTATTTTTGACATAGTCCTCGACCGCCGGGGGATAAAAGCTCCCGTCGTAGTCCACAACTTCCGAGTATGAGACGTTTTCGTCGATGTGCTTGCTTATCTCGTATCTTGTCGTGTACCCGGAAAAGTCTATCGTGTTGTTTTCCCAAATGTTTATAACCTCGCCGAATTTTCCGACAATCCCGTCGATGTAACCGGCTATGTTTTTCGACTCGAGCCTGTCGTTCTGCAAACTGTCGAAAGAGCGGGAAAGGATTTCCTTTATTTTCGAAGCCTCGACAAATTTCCAGAGGAACGGGTGAATCTGGTATGACGGATGGGTAACGTTTTTATAGTTGTAGTAGGGGGTGTAGGCGTCCGGGATTCCGGAGTACGTCTTGAAAATCTCGTAATTGGCGTTATACGCGTCAAAAGCGAAATAATTCAGGCTGTCTATTTTATCCTGGACCGCATCTTCGAAATTTACCGAAAGGTCGAGGCTTGAAGAAACCGAGTTTTTCAGTATGTCGGCATAATACCAGACATCGTTCATCTTCGCGTCTATGGTCTGCAACGCGGATTCTCGGTTATCCTCGACGTTTTTCAGAAGGGCGTTGAGAAGGTCGGAAAGCTCCTGTTCCGCATTGGTGCTCTGTGGATAGTACGACTCTATTTTTTCATGAAGCTCGTTTCCGACGTCGAAATAATCCTGCTGGAGCTGGTAGTAGTCGATAAACGCCGAGCTGATGGTTCCGAGTATCTCGGACTTTGCGCGGGAGTCCAGGTTCTCGTTGAAGTCCATCATGTAGTTGATATTGTCCTGTGTGAGCTCCTGGTTGTAACCCTGCTGTTGGTTGAGGGTGTCATATTCTCTGCGAAGGTCGGAAAAACCGCTTCTCAGCGCGATTATTGTGTTCCTGTATTCGACCATCTCTTTTATAAGCGGGTCGTGCTCATAATCCACAACAAGTTCAGAACCGACGTATTCCATGAGGTCTTCGATTCTGACCCGTATGTCGTTATCGTCGGATTTAAAGGGATAGCCGAGCTGATTCAGTTCGTTGCAGACGCGGTTGAACGAATCCATAAGCTCGTTGAGCTGTCCGCGAATCGATTGGCACGCCGCCAAAACGCCTGGGTTGCAGAACCCGTAATCCATGCTGGACTCATCCAACTCGCACTCGCCGGTTTCGTCGTCGAAATACGCTATGGCTGAGGTTGGCTGGGACATCCATACCTCAACCTTGCTTATCTTATTCTAAAGCGGCGTGTTGTCGTCGAACTTACAGTCCTCGATTCCACCTTCGAAAGTGAATCGGTCGTATTTTGCCTTTTTGTTATCGTGTTTCTGGTAGAAAAAACCGTCCTTTACTTTAGCGTCGTCCTTCGTCGGCATCAAAAGACCATAAACGATGGAGTCCGTGACAACCTTACTGCTGTTCCGAAGTTTGGTCTCGCTCTTCTTGTTGGCGAAGAAATATTTCTCGCGGTCGCAACCGTCTTCTCCCCTGTTCTGGCACTTCGCGAAGAGGTTGTTTGTCGACTCGCCTATCGGGACGGACTGCTGGTTGTAGTTCGCCATCGCGTTGTTGAACGACATGTTCAACTGGTCGTAAGTTTCGCGGAGTGCGTTCGCCTGGGTTCTGATTTCCTGGATTTGCGAGCTTATGGTCTACTTTCTCTGCTCAATCTCAAGGTCGATGAATTGAGTCATGGAATCCATTTCGGTTTCCATATACGGGGACTTAACATCAATGTAACCGTATTCCGAAATATTGTTCCCAACTTTGGAGACGAGATTGTCCGAAAGCGTCTGGAACTCCCCGTTGACGTAATACAGTGTGTCCATGACCTCGTGGTTAACGATGTTGCCGTCCCCCTCGGAATATGAGCGAATCTCGGTCAGTTTGTCGATGAGATAATACGCCCCGTATTTTTCCGGGTTACCGACGTAAAAGTCGTGTCTATACTCGTTCCCGTAAACGTTATCCTCATACGAATACTTGCAGTCGGTAGAGACGAAATACTTTCCGTACTGTCCGCTCAGCAAATCATCGTAAACCGAGCTGATTGACTCAAGCTGTGAGGAAAGTTCGTCGTACTTCGGCTTAAACTCGTCATAGGTGTCGGAAATCGCGGAAAGATACTCGGATGAAAGTTTTCCGCGGATGTAAACGTTCACCGCGTCGGAAATCTGCTCACCGACCGAACCTTCCGGGTACTCGTAATCCCCGGCGGAAAGGAACTCGCGGAATTTTTCGAACGTGTCAGAAAGCGAGGTTAGCTCCTGGTACATGTCGCTGGCGTAAAAGTCCGCCGAAATCCTATACGAAAAATTGCCGTTCTTGTCGATAAAGGAATCGTTCGAGCCGGTGGAATAAATCGTGTCGAGGAACTTTATGAAATCATCCGTGGTGTTTCCGATTTTGGACGCCATGTTGAGCGAGCTCAGATAAAAACGCTCGATTTCCTGGAGCGAGAACTCCATCCCCTTCTGGAGAACGGACTTGTCGTAAACCCCATCAGCGGTCTCCTTGAAATACTCATCCTTGAAATGCGGGTTGGTCTGGTCGTTTATGGAGTCCGTGGATGAATCGGTCTGAAGATTGAAGTATTCGGTCGTGTCGTAATACTCGATTACCTTCACGTCATCGATGTTGCTCGACGAGAGCCTGGAAAAAACGGAGAGAACCGCGTCGTTGGAAAGCCTGTCCTGGATTGTCGGGCTCAGTCGTGAATAATCGACCAGAAACTCGTTTATGACGTACGTGAGAAGGTTCATCGTCCCCTTCATGTAGTTTTTACGCATCTGGAGCTTGATTTTATTTCTGAGCTTCTGTAGGTAGACTGTGGTTTCAGCTAGGTATTCCGAAACCTTCTCGACCATCGTTGCGTTTACGGATGGGGTTTCCCGGGAATAGTCGAAAACGCGGCTCCCACCGGAGGAAATCTGCCCGTAGTTCGGGTCGAGAGCGTAAACCCCGTTGAAATTCGCGTCCTGCTGTGCGTAAACGTTGTCCACGAAAGACGCGTATTCGAGGACCTTGGCTTTCCTGTAGTATGAATACCTGGTTTTATTGTAACAGGAAAGCGTATCCGTCTTAAGCGGCGTGTCCCCGACGTCGGAGGATTTTAAAACGTCGGAGCGTTTTGCGAAAACCATCTCAAGGAGAGCCAGTTCCGCGCCGGAATAATTCTCGAGCGAGTCCAGACCCTGCTCGATTCTGTCGCATATCCCGTTTTCGTCGAAATTGACGTCTATCCCGTTCTGAAGCTTGAATTTTCTCTCATCCGAACCGAAAATCTGGTCGAAATACACCTAGTCCAGCTCGTACTCGTTTTTCAGATAGTGGAAAATCGGGTCGATTTCCTTCTGCTCAGTGTTGTACCTCAGGTTCAAAAACGAGGATACGAGTTCCGAAAAGACCCCGGCGACGTAGTTTTTGTAAAGGTTATCGTCGATTGTGGAATACCCGGGAGAAACGCAGTTCGATGAAATCTATTGGACAAGGTCATCCTTTATCTTCTTGTTGTCCAAAAGAAATTTCTTGTTGATGGAGAACACATCCATCAGCGCAAGAATCTCTATCGGGTACTTATCGATATGCTTGACGCCTTTGTAGTTGACGCCGAAATTGTTCAGCATCGAATTCAGCGCGACCACCTTACACGTGTCGACGTTGGAGACCAAATCGATGTAGTTCCTCACGTTCGAGTACGTGATTTCCCCCATTTTGTTGCCGATGGCGGAAATCGCGTTCCAAACGTAGGTGTCCCTATCCTCGGACTACCCCTGAACGGCCCTTTGGAAACCCTCACCGAACTCGCGGTTGTTTATGAAACTGCCCAGCGTTTTCGTAAAGTCGAAACCGCCGTCGCACATTCCGACCACGCTACCTATGCTCTCGATTGTACTTAAACTCATGACATTAGAACTTTATGGTGTTTACGTTGGCAAGCTGTTTCTTGATTACCCGTATTCTGCGGTCTATGGTATCGGACTGGTTCAGTACTGGGAACTGGAACTATTCAAGCTGTCTGGAAATGTTCCCGACGTCCATGTCCAGCGGGTAATACCCGTCGGTGAGAATGAACCGGTCGGACCAGGATGCCATCGATATGCCGTTTATGATTCTGGCGTTATTCGGGTCGAGCGTGTCGTCGATGTAAACCGTCCTGACGCTCTGGACGCCGTTCAACGCGTAAATCTGGTTGAGAATGTCGTTGAAATCGACAAACTGCCCGAGCTTGCACCTGCTCTTATCGAAATAGGTCTTGAATATATTGGCGATTACCTTCTACAGGTTCGGGTTGACGTAGGTTATCTCGTCGTCCATTGTGACCTCGATGTAAGAGCCTGGGGAATACTCGCCGTCGTCCCCGAACACGTACGGCTGGTTGACGGAGAAATCGGCTACCGCGTTCTTTGGCGCGGCGCAAACATCGAAATAAACGTTGACCGGCGTGAGAACCTCGACCTCGGTGGTGAGGGTTTTGAGTTGTTCGCACTGCTTTTTTATGTTTTCTTGGACCGCGCTTGAATCGCTCTCGCTCTTTACCCACAGATAAACGTTGTTCGCGTCTGCGGCATCGACGTATTTGCAGTTGTACCTGGTTATGAGGTCGTTCTGGATAAAATGCTTCCCGTCGCCGTAGCCGCTGACCCCGTACTGGTAAAGCCAGCGGTAGAACGTCGCCAAATACTCCCAGTTGTTGACGCATTTGACGTCGATTACCCCGGTCTGCCGGTTCCTGACCCAGAACTCGTAGTCGCTTCGGGTTATGAGCCTGTTTCCGGTCTTAAACCAGTCTGGCGCGTTTTCCCTAATGTCCTCCACCGATTCCTCGGGTCTGGATTTGGAAACGTCCTGTCCGAAAGTCATCTGGTAATCGGTCTCCAGAATCTTTTCCGGGTCGTCCGAATACCTTTCGGAAGCCGCGAGACCGCTAAGCTCCTCGGGGAAACCGTTCTCGCTCTCGTCGCTTTTCCCGAAAATCGAGAATTTCGCGTTTTCCTGTATATCCTGGACGCTGATATTCCCCTCTTCGCCGTTCGTGTCCAGGTACGCGACAAAAACCGTGTCCCCCTCGTCGAGCTTTTTCCCGACGATTCCGTCCCCAAACTTTATCTCGTATTCCTTATTCTGGTTCAGGCGGACGCTGTAAACCTTTTTCTGGTTGTTGTAGACTCGGAAAAGATTGGCGTCGTCGATGTTGTTCGACATCCCGGCGAAAATCTCGTTGGTGTCCGGTATCCAATCCTGCTCCACGTACCGCTTGTCGGGCTTGAGAACGAAAACCTTGATAAACTCCTCGGCGACGTATTTCCCGCTATCGGAATCCGAGCCGATTCCCTCTAGAACGAACTCCTCGTTCTCCGCTCCCGAAGACGTGAACTGCCTGTCGTAAAATTTCCACTTTCCGTTGTAAAGCCTGACGTGGTGGGAACCCTCGCTGTTTATCTTTTCGTCCTCAGGACCCAACGAAAAAAAGATTTTGTCCCCGTTCTGTGTCTCCATCCCGGTATCAACATACGAAAACATCGGAATGATTTTCCCGTCTATGTACCCATAAACGTAGGAATCGATTTCCGAGGGTCTGCACCCGTGGGGATGGTAGCCGATGAGGTTAACCAGACGGTTTATGTTCTCGTAAACCTGCGTGTCGGAAAACATCGACTCGGAGGCGGAATTGTTGAGCTGGTAAACCAGCACCTGGTACATGTACGAGACCAAATCTATCAGAATGGCGAGGTTGCTTCCCTCGTAAATCTGGTCAGTGAACTTGGAATCCTCACTCATTTTCCGAGTGATGAGTTCCTTTATGCTGTACGCGTTGAACTTGAGAAAATCTGTTTTATTGGTCGCCATACAAAATACCCTAGGACTTTAGGATATTTACGGTCGGCGGACCGGCGGGAACGGGATTTTTAGTTGACGCGGTCGTAGATGTAAGAATAGTTGTACTGTTCCTCGGAAAGCCCGGGAATCGTGAACTTTATGTCGAGTTGGACGGTGTTGTTCTCGGTGTCGTTCGGGTCGGAAACGTTGACCACGCTGATAATGTTGACCCTCGGCTCCCACCTAACGCACAAACCGCGAATTTCCGCCATTATCAGCTCCACGTTCTGGTCGGTTATGCCTTCGTAAAGGTAGTACTGGAGCTTGGAGCCGAACTCCGGGTTCAAAATCCTCTCCCCCAGAATCCAACTGAAAATATTGTGGAGGGAATCCATAACCGCCTTGACGTTAACGTTTTTCGAGACGAAATACCTCACCCCGGGCTGTCTTTCCGAGCCGACAACGCGCTCCGAAACCATGGAAAGGTCTCTGTAAACCTCGAAATTATCGGTTTTTTGCGTGTTTTCCGACCCGGAATCGTCCAAAGATATCAGCATGTTAGCCATTTCAGTTACTTACCCCCGGTCTGATATTCTTTCAGGTTTTTCTCATAGTTCTCTTTGGCGGATTTCAGGCTTTCCCTCCTGAACGCCGAGGGGATAAGCCTATCCTTTATGACCAGCTCGTCGGCAACGCCTATAGCGGAAAGCTGGTCCCGGTACATCGTGTACCATTCCCCCAGAACCTGCGAGGTTTTGTACAGTCGGAAATAATCCAGACCCGAGCTGATTTCGGACCCGGAAATAAGACCGTCGAAGTATTCACTGTATTTTTCCGGAGAGGGGGATTCCCGTTTCAGTGATTCCCATTTCAAACCGTACTGGACGTTTTCTGTCGGGGCGTTTTCTATCTCATTTTTACCGATGACGGTTTTTTTGCCCAGACTGCTGTTCTGCAAGGCCACTCCCGCGCCCACGTCGGCAAGACCGGCACCCGTTTGGTACACCGAGTTTACGGCGTCCGAGCCTATGTTAAGCGTCGATTTCCACTGTAGGTTCGGTATGTCGGATTTTTGCCCGTTGTTTTCGTAAGAAATGACCGAAATCACGGAACCGGTTTCGTTGTTGTTAATCGCACGATAGTTTTCCTAGACCCGTTTCAACTGCAACTCGGTGTATCCGTAGACCGAAAGCTGTGCGTACTTTTCCCTGGTAACGTCGGAATAGTCCAACGGAACGTTGGTGGTTTTTTTGGGTTCCGTCGGGTCGTCGTCAATCTGGGTCATCGTGTCTAGGAGAGAGGTTGGGTTTGTCGGAATCCCGAGCATCATAGCCTGCCACAGTTTGTCCTTTACGATTCCGACTATGAGTTTGGAAAACAGTGTAGGAAAGGTTTTTATGACCTGCGTCATTGCTGGGACGGTCGTCAGTGCGGAACTTATCAGGTTCAGCGGGAACATTCCGCCCAACGGGATGACCGAGGTGATGATTCTCAGCTTGGAATAGATAACGTTCAGCATCGAAAAAATGACGTTAATCATTATCATCGGCAACGTCATGGCGAAGAGCATCGCGTTGTCTTTCATCTCAACGATGGACTGCATCATCTGTGGGGGAATTTCCGGCTTGGGGTATTCCTTTTTTAACGCCTCCAGATTCTTGTCGTAAACGTTGTCCTTTTTCCCGCCGAGGGAAAGAAGCGCGATTATCTGGAGAAAATCTTCCAGAACGGGTATTTTCCCGACAACCGACTGGAGGGGGACGGCAGAGGAAATCAGCGGGTTTAAAACCGCGTTCAGCTGAGCGACTATGACGTCGGGGTCAAACTCGGGAAGTCTCGGGTTTAACGCCGGTATCACCGTGTTTCCCATTAGAAAATTCAACGTGTCGTTAGCTTTGTTGACTGTTTCGTCTATCCGTATGGGAACATTCGCCAGTTCCTGGTTTATCGTGTCCTGGAGGTAGCGTGCGTTGTCGTTTTTGGAGAATAGATTCTGGAGATTTTTCAGCTCAGACCTGAAAAGCTCGACCCGCCTTATGAACATTTCCTCCGCGTCATTCAGAATGTGGTTGACTTCGTTGTCTACGCTCAGCTTTTTCCCGAATGAGGGGTTGGTTTTAACGGCGTCGGAAACATACTTTTCCACCCCGGGGCGCACCTTGTTGTTCACCTCGAGGGAAATCTTGTCGTCCCGGTGCCCGTAAATCAACTTTTTCTGCTGGGTAAGTGCTGACTGATAATCATGACCAGACTAAAGAAGTACCTTTTTTGCCTTGTTATACTGTAGAAACGCGTCCAGCTTCATCCCCGCGATAGTCTGTATCTCGGTTGAGCAAAAACCCTCGTAATCCTGTTTTATGACCCCCCACTCTGCGGCGGATTTTTTATCCTTGGCTTTTTTCTGGGATGACCTTTTTTCGTCCTTCGCCTTCTGGACGGAAGCCTCGTAAAGTATTTTCGCTCGGACTTTCTGTTCGGTGCTTTCCCCGAACGGATTTTTTATGTTTTCCGAAACCTGTTCCCACGCGCCGTTCAATTTGTCTGCCATAGCTTCCTCACATAACCGTCACCGGGTCAAAATGGCTTCCGAACGCGATGAACATTCCGCGTTTCGCGTCCATGTTGATTGCCGGGGAGTCGACGTGGAACGTGTTGTCCGCCTTTACGCGGCATTCCTGTGTCGCCACCCCGATTTTGTCGTCGGAAACCACGTTTACCACCCTGGTTTTAACCTCAAAAAGCTCCCCGCCGTTGAAAGAGATTATCGGGGACTCGAACGTTATCCTGTCTGTGGAAACGAAGCTTATCGAACCGTCGGAGTTTATCCTCACCTCCGACTTCGATTTCTCAATGCTCTCGTCGTTCGTGTCTCCCTCGAACGATTTAATCGAGACGGTCCCGCCCTCGTAGACGGTTATCCTGTTTTTTCCTGCGGAGATTATGTGAACCTGGGCGTCCGTCCCGGTTCTAGTGGTGTCTTTCTTGGGATTGTCGTTTTGGGAAACGTCCGGTCTCGCCTCTTTGGACCTGTCGTCCGGGTTTTCCCCTCCAAGCGTGGACGCGAAATACACGGGTCTGGTCTGGTCGCCGTTCTCGAAAAAGCACCAGACGGTCGCCCCGATGTTCGGGTAAGAAAACATCCCGTTGCCCTTGTTCGCGCCGCAGAAAACCGGCGAAGCCTGCTCCGCCGACGGGAGTTTTTCCGGATGGTCCTTAAATCCGTCGGGATAAATCGACGGGATGAAAATCTTGCACCTGAGGTTGTCCTCGTGCCTTACCACGGTTCCGCGAAAAAAACCGTAGAGCTTTATACCCTGCTCGCTCTTTACCTGCATACAAAACACCCAATACAAAAAAACCGTTTCCGAAAAATCTCAGTCTTCCTGAAGCTCTTTCAGTATTCTTTCCTTGGCCTTTTCCTTCAAAACGTTCTTCAGGTTTTCCTCGGCCTTTTTGTCTTTGCCGGAAAGAATGTTTCTAAGCAATCGTTTTATCTCTTTTTTTCTAGACATATTAATACCCAGTTAACGTGTACCCGACCTTAAAACCCACCAGCATTTTGTCTTTGTCGCCGATTCCACCGGTGTTGTTTTTATTGAACTTAAACTGCTTGTACGAGTTCTTGTCGACTTTCGAACCGCCGGAAGTCACAATCTGGTTGCCCTTAATCTGAACCCTGCCGTTTTCGTAGTTGGGGATAAACTCGACCAAATCGTCTTCGGAGTAATCGTTCTTGCCATCCCCGGAGAACCACCTGAAATACTCGTTTATGGCTTTCAGCGCGAGCTGTTTGGCGGCTTTGACATTGTTTTCCATTTTCTTCTCGTCCTCGCTGTAGTTGACCATAAAAACAACCCCGAACTCGAACTCCCCGGTTTTGAATATTCTCCTGTCAATGTGCGTTCCGCTGAATTTTTCCACTTCCTCGACGTCGTCGGAAATGGTTCTCCCGTCTCTGCTCAGCCCCGTGTTGACGAAAAACTGGTTCAGCTTCCCTTTCTGGAGATTTGTCCCTACGATTTTAGCGGCCTGTTTCACGGCGGCGTTGTGTAGGTTGATGAATGTTAGTTGGGGGGAAAGCGTGAGAAGCGTCCGTTTGTCTACGGCTCTTCCCTCGTTACCCTCGGCGTCTCTCATTCTGTTCGCGTTCATCAGTCAAATCTCCCGAATTAAATTTCCGACGGCTTGTAGTCGCTTTCCCTGTCCGGATTCGTGACGACCGTGCCGTCAGACTTGATTTCGTCGTTGGATTTTCTCTTCACGTTTTTCAGATACTTGCTGGTGACGATGTACCAATCGAAAAAGTCGTTATCTCCGGTTCCGAAATAACCTCCGTAATTGCCGTTGCGACGCTCCGGAATTCCTGAGTACCTAAACATATTATACAGATAACCGATAAAATCCTGGTTATCCCCCTCATCCTTTATGTATTGTCTAATTTTATTCTTCAGCTCGTCTTCACTCATTCTGGGCTTGGTGAAAAACTCATTTTCCAGGAAATCCCAAACGCCAACGGTAGCTATGGTGTGTCCGCCGTATGGGTTATCGGTCAACCACTCTTCTATTTCGTCTCGCGACTTGAAAATATTACTAACCCCGCACCTGTCCACAAAAGCGAGAACGTCATCGACTTTTCTCGGAGAGGCTTCGAACAGAAGTTCGCTACCTTCAAAAATAAAGTTTACCAGTCTCTGGGCTATGTCGGATTTCAGAGTTTCCTTAACTGGAGAAGGGGGGGATTGGGGTGAAGGTTGGGATTTCGGCATATCGTCTTGCGCGTTATGGCGTCTCGAAATCGTCCTTTTATAAGAAGATTTGTAGTTGTAAAGCGACTGCAAATCCTCGATGTATATGACCTCGTCTTCTCTTACTTTGTGTTTGGCTAAGAAATTGAGCGACTGTCCGAAAGCCTTCGTACACACCTCGGCCACATACCGCCTATTGAACGAGTCGTAAGCCACGTCATCCCGGTTTACCGTTATAACTACAGATTTCCAATTCTTCCTCGAACTGAACCAGGTCTTAACAAAATCCACTAAAGACTGGTCTTTTCCGGAAAGTTTCACCATCACGTCGGGGGTAAGTGTTCCTGCGGCGTTTAAATATTTCACCAAATCCGTGTTATCCAAAACCTCGACGTGGCAGTCGTTGTTCGGGTGGTCCTTGTCGATAATGTTCTGAATGTAACCCTAAACCTTGGTGACATCTATTTCGTTAATTCCGAGAATGTTTTTCCACTCTTCAGGGGAGAAAATCCTTCCGACCTTAAGTTCTCCGCCGCCCTGGAATTTTATCTTGAAATTTCTGAGGTCGGCTATGCTCCCGCTCGCCAGATTTTTAAACGAGTTTCGGAAACCCGCCATTCTGCTCTGCTTCTTCGCGCCGCGAACGTAGTCGATGTAGCAGAAATACTGGTAGCCGATTACGCTCGGTCCTTTCTCCGGCAGTGCGGGTGGGGGAGACGAAACCGAAGAAGAGTCCGAACTGGAAGAAGACTGTGAACCGGACGGGGCATTTTCTGCCTCGAAAATGAGATTTACGGATTCCTCGACGTTTCTCAATAGTTTAGACTGGAAATATTTTTGGGTCTGCGATTCCTTAACCTCGATGGTGTCGGTTATCGGGTTTAAATCGTCCGGTCTGACCAGGTTGTCCTGTTCCGTGGAGAAGAAATATTTTATGTATGTCTTGAGGACGTTGAAATATTCCTCGCGGTCGTCGTCTGAGTCCAGAAACGGCTTTTCGTCTTTCGCGACCATCAGGATGCTGGTTTCCCCCCATCCGACCAGCTTTTTGTTGTCCTGTGAAAATGCGGAGTTTATAATGTTAACGTCGCTTTTTACTTTTCTGGCCTATTCCATCGCCACATTATGCAAATTCACGACGATGTTTTCCCAGTCTATAACTTTTTTTCTGTAATCTACTTTATCAGCCATTTCTAAAACCCGAAAATTCGAAAATATTTACCCAGGTTAAACGGTCATTCTGGACAGCCGTAGGTTCTGTTTGTACGTTCCGTCCCTTTGGGACGGCTTTATTATGTGCCTGATTTCGGTAACGAACCATCGGCCCTTTATCTGCGAGTTTCTGTTCATCTGGCGGTTGAACTCAGTCATGTTTTTCGAAATCTGACCGGATTTGTCCGCCCTGTCGTCGATTGAAATCTCGACGATGTCCATCAGTTTTCTTTCCTGAACCCCGTCCAAATTCACGACCAAACTGTCGAACCCCATGAAAAGGTCGACGAAATCCTGGTAAACGTTGGTGTCGTTGTCCCACTCGCTGACCGACCTCTGGTAGTCGGTATTGTCCACATCCCTCAGTCTGCTGTCCTTACCGTATGATTCCCCGCCGAGGAAAAACGAAATTATTCTCTTCGAGGAATAGTCGTGCGGGACAATATCGTTGGTTTTCGGGTCGTAGGACATAACCTGGATTCTCGAGAGGCTGTTCAGAATGTCGGATTTCCTCATTTTGGACGACGACAGCAGTAGAATCTTGCGGTTCTGGATGAAAAGCTCCATTTCGGTCCCGTTGAACTGCAATATGACCGGGTAAACCTTGGTCCGGGACAGGCTCTTTTTCGAGAAAATCCCGTATTTTCCTGAAATGATATCGTACGTGAGAAACTTTATCCCGTCGTCGACGTTTTCGGGGAAGAAAAACTGGCGGTGGAGGAGGTATTTCGCGGCGGTCATCACGTTGTCGTTGACGTTGGAGACGTAGGGGACTTTTACGCCGCTCCCGACTTTGGAAAAACTCTCGTCGGTTTCCAAAACCTTATGCTCCCTTATGACTTCGGAAAGGGTTTGGACGAGACTTGGCATTTCGTCCCCGGTTTTGTCCAGGTTGGAGTATTCCACCCGGTTGAGGAGGCTCTCGTACTCGATGCCCGTCAGTTTAATCGTGTACGGGATTACCGGACCCGAGTCGGTCCCTGTTTCGTCGATTTTAACGTTGTCTACAATGAACATGTGACTGAAATCCGGTCCGGAGGCTTTCTCCGAGCCGACGATTCCGTTGTTCTGGACCTCGCTCCTTCTGAAAAGTATGTGGCAACGGCGTTCCGAATACTGCGTGATTCTCCCGAGATTGCCGAACTTGTCGTTGTATAGGATAAACCCCTCGGAGTACATCCTGTTCAAAGAGGTGGTTATCTCTATGTCGTCAATACAGTCGCTCTGAAGGTAAATCACCCCCTCGCTACCGTCGTTGTCAACGTAAATCAGCCTGACGTCGAGGGTGTATTTGTAGCCGCCCGAAAAAAATGAGTTCGGTGGGAGAGTGTCCTGTCTTAGCCTGGGGTCTTCCATTTTCACTCCCCGATGAGTTTAACTATTTGGGACACGGCTTCCGTCGGGACGTATTTAATTCTCGTCCCCGCCGGGACTATGTCAAAAATCGCGTCGGACTTGACGTCGTTGATTTTCATCAAGACCCACCACAGCCTGGGAGTTTCGTAAAGCTTGTAAGAAATCGTCGTCCAGAACATGTCCCCCGTGACGTCGTAATTTTTCGTTTTGACGTTTTTGAAATACACGGTGGAGTTTAAATTGAAGAAATACGGCTTACCGACCGTTTTTTCGTCGACGTAAACGTTGAAGAAGTTGTCGAGGTCGACCATTCTCGACGAACCGTCCAGTTCCGAAATTTTCATGGTTTCGTCCCCCCGCCGTTATCGGTCGCGTTGGTGTTTCCTTCCGCTTTTTTCTTTTCCTCGCCGTACCCAGGGATTTTCTTGTTTATCTGTTCTTCTAGTCCGCTTATCGCCTGTTCCGCCAAACCGTTGAACGGCTCCTTCCACCCGTTCTCCATATTGAGGTTTCCTGTATACTGGTAGAGGTAGTTGTTCATGCTGTTCGGAAGAAGAGACGTGAACGTCAGCGTGAAAGAGTAAATGTCCGGGATTTTTATCAGTTTATTCTCCTTAACCTTCTCGATATCCCCAAAAACGCTCATATAATAGGGGTTGACGAACCTTTTCAAGCATCTGAAAAACTTGTCCGACGGCTCTCTAGCAACACCCTTATACTCGCACTGCATCTTAGCCGAACACATGTAAAAACGGTTGAACCCCTCGATTTTTATGTCGTAAACCGCCGGGTTGTATTGGAAAATGTGGTACTGGATAAAACGGTTCATCGGGAAAATCGTGTTCAGAAACAGGAAATTCTCGATTGCGCCGTCTGCGTCGTCGTTAAAAAGCTCGAACTGGACCTGTATTTCCGGAAACGCGGTTGTGGTGTTTCCGGTCCAGAGCGGTGTGGTGTTTATTCTTACCGTCGCGCCCACGAAATTCAGAATCTGCCCCAGCGCACCGAACGTTGTGGTTCCGGCACCGGCTATGCCGTGTTCGGTCCCCCACCCAGCCGACCCGTCGGAACTGTCGATTATTTTACCGTTGTACGGAAGGGTGTAATAGTGTTTGGTTTTGCTCGACATTATCCCGTAATACATCAGGAAAACCAGGTTGAAAATGTAAGCCTTGACGGCTTTGCCGTTCGTTCCCCCTATCTATATGTTTCTGTCTATTACCCCGTCCATTCCGCTGGTGGGGTCCATCGAGGTAAACGCGGTCTTGGCGGCTTCCATTAGGCTTTCCCACCATCCTACATCCTGCTCTCTGGTCAGCTTGTAAAAGTCATAACCCTTTTTGACAAACGAAAACGCGTTGGCGAGCTATTCCAGCCTGGGAGACTGTACGTACTCTCTGATTTGAATCCCCGGGATTGAGTTTAAGAATTCCTGAAACGGGTTACCGCCGGTTTTTTTGGCCAACATTTTGAACGAGGCGTCGTTTTTCAGACTTCCGCCGATTTCCCCGTAAACCGAGCGGGGGCAAATCCTGATTCTTTGGAATTTTTTCTGGTCCACCCCGGTTCGGTTGTTCCTGAACGAGTAACATTCGGCACCGGTAAAGGGAAGGATGTCCTCGTGGAGGGTGTTTTCTCCGTCAATTGAGAAAATGTTTTTTATACCGTCTAACACCTACATCAATAAACTCCGTTACTTTATTATTTACGGGCTGTTTCCACCCTATTTTCGGCGGCGCGTTTCGCCGCCTTCTGCCTATAATCCGTTTCGTTAATGGTTACTGTGGTATTCCGGGTACCTTCTGTGGGTGGGTTTTCCTCCAGAAGCCTTTTCGGCGCGACGCCGATTTTTTTCCCGACGTCAGTAGCCCTCTATTCGAGAAAATCGTTGTCCTTGGAATTTTCTCTTCCGAACGCCTCTATACTCTACCTTATGCTTTCAAGGCATTCCTTTTTTTGAGCCTAAATGTCTTTTCTCCCGTCCTTCGAGATAATTTCCCTCGTCTGTTGTTCTAAAAGCGTCGACCAATATTTCATGCTGTCGGTTAGATTGCTGAAAACTTCCCCGATTTTATGGTCTGGGGAAAACTGGCCCACGCCGCTTCTGGTCTGGATATTTTTCTCGATTGCCTGTTTACCCCTATCAAACACCTCAAGAAACGGTCCGAGATAGATTTTATAAAACTCCTCGGCGATTCTGTCAAGAAATTCCTCCTGGAATTTTTCGCGGTACCGATATATGGCGTATGGCGGGGTGTCCACATCTGACAATTTATTCTCGCAAATAATGAAATTCTTGTCTCCGTTCGCGGCGGTTTTTTGGTCCAACTGGGCCCATGTGTAGGTTTCTTGCGTTATCCGTCGGTATTCTGGAAGATATTTTTTAAATCTCTGTTCCGCCATAGCCACCGTCCATAGTTTGGATTTCGGGTTGGTGACGCACACGTTGAATTCTTTCGAGGGGCAGTCCCCGTCCAGACACACAAAATAAAGACGGTCGGAAACTCTCCCGAAAAACAGTTGGCGCAGTTTTTTTCTCACGTTGCTCCCGTAAAGGGTTGTGTAAAGAAGCGACTTAATCGCGGTTTTATTTTCCTCGTTGAATTCCCGGTATTTGTTGTTTCCCTTTCTCTTTACTATCTTCTTGGTTCTTTCCGCCTTATACATCATCTCCAGAGCCCAGGACAAATCGGAAACGTTTACGCGACCCCGATTGACGCTGGTCTTTTTCCCGAAATACATGTTGACCATAATCTGTTGCATTTCCTGCTATTCGCACTCGCTGAATTGGGACAACTTCTTCGTTTTAAACCCTACATCGGCGTTTTCGAACTTTTCCTGGTCCCTGACAATCTGCTCTGCGGTGAAATTTAACGCTTCCGCCACTTGGTCCGCTTTGGTGAAATCGACATTGCCGGTGTTTATTTCCGGCTCATATCCGGTCGTCAGTTTTTCATCGGCAAAAATCCCGGACGAAATATATCCCTCCTCGAATTCCTTATACTGGCCCCTCTTGTAGAAATTAAACCCGCCGCGCTCTTTCAGCAGTTTATCTATTTTATCCCCCAGCCTGTCCCCGACTATTCCGACGTTGTTCTCCGTGCGGATTAGGTTTTTGACCGCCTCACTATACTCTTTTTCGTCTATAAGGTTGCCTTTTAGGAACGTCAACAGTTTCAGCCTGAGAAGAACGGCACGCATTCTGGTTTCCGTGGGGTTGGAAACATCGAGCGTTTTCCCATTTTTACCGTCGACAAAGGTCTAATGTCTGAAAACCCTGCGGTTGACCGCATTGTCGAGGGAATCGATTATAGCGTTCCGCTCGCTCTGTATTAGTTTTGTCTCGCGGTCCACGATTTTCATTACCTATTCATATTCCCCCCTACTTTTTTCCCTCTGCCCGGCTTCGGTAAACGACTCGAGAATGTCCCTCACGTCCTAATCCCCACCTTCGCCGATTTCTGACAGTTTTCGAATAAGGGATTTGTCCCCGACGTTCAAAAGATTCGGGATATTTCCAAGCTGGAACGGGTTTTTCTTTTCTGAAAGTTTCAACACGCTCCGTTCGTACTGACCTCCCATCTCATTATGCGCTCGAACACCCTGAACGTTTTCGATGGTTTCGGAAAGTTTTTTACCCATCGAGACAAAAGCCGCCACGGAAACCATCGACAGCATCGTAGCCGGGTTGAAAATCGCGGCTCTCGGGATAAAGTTCGCGCCCCAGCCGAGGATTTTCCCAGCCGCCCACGAGGCAACCGTTATTTTCATATTTTCCGGGCTGAACGCCTCCACGACGTATTCCAGTATATCCCCGACAACCCCGGAATTACCGATTTTCTCGAACGCCCGCTGTATGTTTTTAAAATTTACGTTCTTTACCGCCTTCTGGATTTTATAAACCACGCTGGCGACCGCCAGTTTAATCTCCGACATCCTTTCCATTCCCTCTGAGTTTTTCCCGAAATACTCCTTGAACTTTTTTTCCAGCGAGGCATAGAGTATACCGAGGAAAAACTGCCCCTGCGGGGTCATCATGAAAAGCGTCAGCATCGGAATCAGGGGTTTGGTCAGAAATTTCACGGCTTCGCCGACGTTTTCGGTCACAAAACTGGTTATTCCCTTTATCCCGCCGATAATTTTTCCCGCCACAAAGGATGTCGCCTTAAAGAGGGTGCCGAACACTATGGACGCCAACCCAAACGCGGAGGTTATCGCGAGCGTTCCCGCCATCCCGATTTTTCCGAGAAGCGACTTGGATTTCCACAACGCCTAAATTTCGGAAACCCGTTTCCGTATCTTGACTATGTTTTTCAGCGTGTGAAGTTTAAAGAATCTGACATTTTTGTAAATCTTCGCGGTTTTGGACGAAAAATCAGAAATTCCCCTTACAACCTTGGAGGATTTTTGTAATTTTTCCAGCTGTTCCCGCACGTCCTTGTTTCTAAGAACCCGACTAAAAACGTCAGACGGTCTGGTTTTGGCTATCTTTAGCGCATTCAGTTGTATGTTGTTGTACTTCGCGTATTTCTGGTCGAATTTTTTTACGGAAATCTTTACCCTCTCTGCGGCCCTTTTGACTGCGTCGTTTTCCAACGCCTCCCTCTTCCGCTCAACGGAAGATTCTTCATTTTCTACATTCTCTTCCGGTTCCGGGGTTTTATTTTCCTTTGAGAATTCTTGGACAACCTTCCCGAAAATCTCAAGAACACCATCCTTTATCTTTTTGGTGTCGTCACCCGAGACGAGTTTTACTATCTCATCCTTTAAGTCGTTAAAAATGAGGTTTCCCAGATTATCGACCGAAGTTATCTCATTTATGAGGTCGGAAATTGCCGAGAGCGCGGACTCCCGGTTTTTCTTGAACAACTTTATGAACTGCCCGTTGCCGTCAGCTATGTTCTTCAAAAGAAAATAAGACTAAAGAAGGTTTATGTTCTTATCGTTTTTAAACTGATTACGCTTATATGCGACGAAAATACTGGAGAGCAACCTTTTTAGGCTGTCCTTCATTTTTTTCTGTGAATCGCTCAGGTTGCCGAGGTCGATTTCAACCCGGCTTTTCTCCCTTAGCTACCCTATTCCGTACCTTCTTCTGACCTATACTTCACTAGCCATCAGTTAACTTCCGCTAAATCCCCCAGAACAGAGCCTTCTCCCTGGTAGAAAATGAAATTGTTGTTGTGGAACATATTCGCCACGAAATTGACCATCTTTTTCCGTATCTCCCGATTCTCGGCGTATTGGTTATCAATCAGTTCTTTCAACTCCAGAATCTTGTCGAGGTCGGTTTTACTCGTTTTTTTGACCAAATTCTCTATCTTCTGGTGGACTTCTGGGTCCAGTATTTTATTCTAACCGTTTATCGCGATTTCTGGATTAACGGATGACCACTCGCTAAACTTCGCCGATGCCCAGTTGAACGCGGCGTGGAGACGGCTGGTGTTGGTCTGTTCCGCGTAACGTCTCCTCGCGTAATCTGAAATGGCCTCGCGGTTTTTGGGGGTGTCGGCAACACCGCGGTCGTAAACGATATAACCGTACGCCGCCCCTACAGTAGTCTTTTTTTCGGTAAACATTTCGTTTTTCTTGAGAAAACGGTAAAAATCGGTCTGATTCTGTTTGGAGACATTTTCCGAAATGGAATCGAAGAGTTTCTCCCAATCCTCGTTGGTGTCGATATTAAATCCGGGAAGCCTTGAATCCGTGGAAAGGGTTATATTCGCGGCAAAATCCTCTCCGACCTTGACCATTTCCTTGGCCCCCTATCTTTCCCCGGTATATTTAATTTCGTAAGGTTTTAGCATCTGCCTATAGGCTATGTCATAGCGGTCCACGTTTTCGGAATTGTACATGTTTGCCAGTTTGGTCAGATACGCCAGCCTTATATTCGCCAGCCTGTTCAAAGCCTGGCGTTTCTACTGTTCGTCCAGATTTTCGAAATCGGTTCCAACCCTCGATTTCGAAATCTGCCCCAGAACCGACTTAAGGCTTGCCTCGTCGAAAACCCTCCCGTTGGAAGTTAAAGCCTGTTTAGCTAAATCCTCGACGTCTTCAGAATAATCGTCCAGCTAGTGGAGTAGCCATTCCATATCGTTCATTTCAATGTGGACGTTTTCCACGTTTTTCTGGTGCTGAACCACGGTTTTCTCCCCGAGTTCCCGGTCGATGTGTTCGGACAGAATCTACTCATGAATTTTGTCCCGGACCTGGCTTTGGATTTCGGGAACGGTTTTCCTCTATTCCTTTTCCGCCTCCCTGAGAATCAGCGACTTTTGGTTTTCTGAGTCGACGTTGTAGATTTTAGCCATCTAGAAACCGCAGTACTGTGCGGCAAACATCATCGCGTTCACGAGAAATCCGTAGTTGTTGGAACTGGTGAACGCTGTCATAAACCTGTTCTGTCTCATCGCGATTATGGCGCGGACTATTGATTCTCCGTTTGCGGACAAAAACCGCAGTGTTCCAATTGACAGCATATTGACCCCGTAAACCATTTTGTAAAGGTTGTACAGGACCGTGAGAACAGAATTGGAGGAACCTTCTACGGGACTGAAAAGGTCGTTCAATAGCTTAAGTGGGTTCTCAACCATTTTCGTGAAGCCGTTAATCGCCTTGGCTATGCTCCCTTCCGGACTCAAGTGTTTTAAAAAGAAATCCACCGACTTTAGTAGGGGCACGGTTATGAACCGGTCCACTATCGGTGAGATAAAGCTCCCCACGAAGTCGGTTATGGCTCCGACGAAAAACCCGAACATAAACTGGTTCGCCGGGTTAAGCAACGCGATTTTGGCTACATTTGAGAACCAGCTTTTCGTAACCAGACCGGTCAAGACCTTCACCGGGTGCTTAATCAGCCACATCGACTTCGAGAGAAGTAGCGTTATCGGCGAGAACGCTATCTTAACGGCTTTCCAGAGCGTGGTGAGCGGAATCGGTTCGAACACGCGGTTCATTTTCTTTCCCGTGTCGATAAAAGCCTTTCCGACCTGCTTCTGGGCGTCAGAAATTTCCTTTTCGACTCCGTTGAGGTTTTTTTCCTCGATTTTCCCGAGGTTTTTCGTGTTTATTTTTACCAGGCTGTCGCCCGCGGCTAGATTCTGGTCAAGTATTTTCCTTACGTTGTTGGAAATGTCCGCTCCGAGCAGTTTACCGGAAATCTGCTTCAGTTTCGGCTGTTCGGTCTTGTTTGTTCCCCTGCTGGCAATCTCCTGCTTTTTCTCCGCGACGGTCTTTTCTCGCGAGTCCCCGAGAATTTTCTCGAACCTCCTCACGGTGTCCTCGATGAAGGCTTCCCTGGACTCGGACTTTTTCTGCTGTTTTTTTCTGCCGCGCTTTTTCTTCGGCTTTTTATCGTTCTTTCCAAAAAACTCGGAAACGATTTCTCGGATTTTCTCTCTCGACTTATCGTCAAGTTCAATTTTTTTCCCGGGAGGGGAAATTTCCGAAAGGCACTTTCCGAACTCCTCGATGATTCTGACTCGGATTTTCTCGCGGACAGTCTCGTTCGTCTCCTCGAAGTCGGACTTTTGGATTTTCCCGTACTTATCAAGAATTTTCGCGACGACGTTCAAAAGGTCCGTGAATTCCACACGGTCAAAAACCACACGGTTGTGGTTTTCTTGGTCGGATTTTTCCCTGAGAATATCGTCAAGTGCGTTGTAAACGCCGCGCACGGCTACCTTTACGGAATCGTCCTTTGATTTTATCGGATTTTTATCCCAATACTCATTGAACGAGCCGTGTATGCTGTCTTCCGTTTTGAAATTGTTTCGGTACTTGTTGTTAACCGGCGCGGTCATTACTCACCTCAATTATTCGAGACTTGCTAGAACGTCATATAGTTCAAGATATCCCGTATCTGGACCAGCGACTGCATCAGTCGGTCCTGGACCTTGTTTTTCTACTCGTCCTGAAGCCTATTAGTCAGGGTCTCGGTGTAGAACATTATGTCATTAACCGTCACGTCCCTCAGCATCGAGAACGGGTCGATTTTGTATCGCATCCACAGCATCATCTCTATGTTGATTATGGACATATACGTACACCTGTCAATAGACTTCAGAATCAGAAAAAATCGATGAGGCTCCCGATGCCCTCCGAGGATTCCGCTCCGCAAAAGGCGCACTTCTCGTACTGGAACACGGAATTGAGCCGTTCGATGAAATTCTTGGTTATGTAGTTTATCACCCCGTCCTCGGAAAATACGACGTTCTGAGGGAACATGTCGATTAGCTTTTCGATTTCGGAATACGTCATAAGGGTCAAATCCGCGGAAAGTGCGGAAGCCGGGTCGTCTTTGTCGATTACGTCGATTCGCTTAATGAAAAGGTTGACGTACTCGATATTCCCGAAATTGTCCAGAATCTGCATTTCGGAGTCCGTCAACCCCTTGTACTTCTTCATGTAGTCCTTGTAGAAGTTGGAGACGGTTCTGACCAGCGGGTAGTTCAAAGTGAACTTAAACACGCGGTTCTGGTCCTCGATTGAAAGGATTCTGTCCGAAAGGTCGAACTTGTCGAACCGGTCGATTATCCGCTGGAAGTCCAGCTTATATACGTTCTCTTTCCCGCACTCCTTACAGACGTACTTAATCTCGTTCTTGAAATAGTTCGTCTGGTAAAGCTCCATCAGGAGGCGGATTCGGTCGAACTCGGTCAGCCTGTAAACGCTGAAACCGTCCTCGAGGCAGAGGGAGTTGATGAGCTGGCACTGCGTGTCGTAAACTATATCCTTCCGTCTCTCGTTCTGTATGGTCGTTTTTGAGAGGGTTTTCTGCTCGTTGACCGTAACATCGCGGAAAGCCACCTCGCGGTCGAGGGAATTCACGCGGATTTTATACACGGTCGTGGAGAACTTTTTCTGAAACGCGCTGAAAATCGCGTTGCTGTCCTGTAACGGGTTCCTGACTGCGGAAACCTGTGCGTTTTCTTCGGTTTTATCCATAAAATACTCCGGTACAATGTTACTCAATACCGAAATATTTACGGCTTTAGAGCGTCTCGATGGTCATAAAATCGAAGGAAAACTGGACTTGCCTGGTCATGTTCTGCTCGGGGGACTGCGACGGGTGGATTAAAACCACCTGCGATGGTCTGCACCCGAAGAAATGGTACCTCACGTTCGAATGCTCCGTGAAGTCGAACGTCACGGTGGCGGTGGTGTACGGTTGAGACTCGTATACCCATTTCGGGAAGGTCACCTCCCTCATCCATGGGTAAAAAACGTTCTCGATTACCGGCTTCTCGAGGTTTAGAACCTCTATCTGGAAACGGTTGTCCGAGGTTTTGACTATGGTTCCCGGAACCGGGAACTGACCCATATAGGTCTGGGTGTCGTCACCGCCCTGCTCTATCGTCGGGAAGGTCACTTTCTAAATGTAAATCCCGAAATCGAGGAGAAAATCGTTGTTTTGGAAGCGTTGTTTAACATATTCCTACACCAAGTCTTCCTCTTTATAAGACTCACTACCCATATCCTGACGATTTATAATGTGTCTGACGGTTCCTACTTCCCCGGAATCAAATTTATTGACATGGCTTTTAATGAGGGACTGGTTAATCCCGAAATCTACAAGCTTGTTTATGACGTTGGATTGTGAGGAAAACGTTTCTCTACTGGAAAGCGTATACTGGAGTCCCAATTCTAGATTTTCTTGAAAATCACCCCGTCCGTATACGGCGCGACGCCCTTCCCAAGTTTGAAAAAAATCAGACTCAACCACGTTCGGGTAAAATTTGAACCGGCATTCGAAAGTTACCAGCGGGTCAATATGCTCGACCATCCTTTCCGACGAGAAGAAATCGTAAAAACCCTTCATACCGTCGAATTTTTTATGTTCGTTGGTCTGCTCGTAACTTACGCCGTTGTCTCCGTTGTCGCCAACCCCCCGGGCGGTTTCGGATTTGGACAGTCTGGAAAGGCTTTTCTCGTTCTTACTCCCCCCGAAGGCGTACCTTATGTTGTTTATGGTCCCGGAAACCGTTTTCCCGAGGTTTTGGACGACGGTGGAACCGACGGCTTTCGCCCTCCCGAGGGTGCCAGCCGCCCTCGCGACTATGTTCCCGGAGGTGGAAATGATGTTGGTGGCGTTCCTCTGCAACCCGGTTCCCTGGTTAATCAGTCCGGAAACCTTTTTGGGTTTGGACATCACGTCGTTGAAAGCCTTCTGGGAACTACTCCCGAGGTTTCTGTTGACTTTCTGGAGTCTGTCGGTTATGTTATCGATGGCTGACATTTTCTCACCCGGGTTAGCTGATTATTTTGACGGCGTTCGAGGACCGGGTTTGGGTTCCCGGCCCCGAGGTTCCGGATATTTTGGACCAGGGGGCGTAGTCCATGTAGGAGGCGTAGCAGTTGACAGTGAAGATTGACATCGAGTTATCTGTTGGGGAAAAATCCAAATTGGAAACCTGGTTTATCCTGACGCCGTAAAGGGCGATGTTCATCCCGGAGGTGTTGACGAAATCCGACCTTGCCTTAATCGTGAGGTTCCTGGCACCTCGAAGAACCCTTCCGTTCTGGGGGTGTTTCGGTTTTCCGTCCACCGGATTTCCATTTTCATCCTTCTGGAGCCTTCTGAGGTAGTCGTTTATCGCGGCGGTCCTGAACTGGTTAAAGGTCATCCCGGAAGCGTCGTTTATCACAGTCATCTGGAACTCGTGCTCCTGTTCGGAGACTATCGGGACCTGGAAAGACCTCCCCCTGAAAAAAACCTCCCCGTTGGCGGTCTTTATGCCGGGGACGGACACGCCCTGGCAGAAAAACTTAAAATCCTTGAACTCCCCACCGCTAAACACGGCCTCGAAGTTCGACTTGATTTGGACGCCGTACCTGTCTATCCCCTTAAGGAATTCGTTCAGACCGGAATAACTCATAATACGAAAAATACCTCCGTTTTATTTACGGGAAAAACGGAGGTATTTGGAAATTTTATCCTTTTTAAAAAGAAAATCAGACCTGACCGACGAGTTTACCGTCGGCGGAATCCTCGATTTTCCAATAAACGGACTTGAGCGAAACCTCGAAGGTTGCGGCGGCGGAATCGTTGTTGCTCATCGAAAAACCGCCGACGTTCCCAACCTTGACGCCAACCAGTTTGATGACCTCGATTACGGTCTGCATGTCGCTCGCGAGGAGCTTAAGCCGGACGCACGCGGTGGTGTTAAACGTGCGGTCACCGGCGAACACGGAACCCGCCTCGATATCCGGGTCGGCGACTTTCGCGGCCCAGGCAAGGAATGCGCGGCGGATTTCACCGGCTTGGTCGGAACGGACGGTGAGGGAATGGTCCTGCTCCATCTTCATTACGGTGGGAACCGGTACGGTGAAACCCTTAAACCCGACGTCGATGTACTCCTGTGACCTGTTCGGTGCCTGAAAACCCTCGGCGTACATGGTGATGTGTTGGAAAACGTCGTCGATTTCCGGGTATCCGGTCGTAATCTCCAGCTCGTACATGTTCTGTGTGCGAAGCTGGTTTGTCGACATCTGATTCAAAAACTGGTTGAGTGGAATAGCCATGTTAAACCCTTTAAAATTCTGTTACACGGTTATTTACTGCGAAACCATCTTAGGAGAAGACGCACATCGGGAGAATGGCGTTTTTGTAAGGAAGATAGTTATATCCCTCCCTTGAAGCTGGCAACCTCTGAAGAAGGTTGCCTTTTCTCGGCATAAGAGCTATAAAAAACTCGGGGAGAAATCCCCGAGTTTTTTATTTTTATTTTTTTTTCCTCAGAATCAGAGTTCTGTCCAGCTTCCGCCGGAAGGAAGGATGACGAAATCGACCATAATGAACTCAATCGCCTTGACCGGTTTGATTCCGATTTGGGCGTGAAGCTCGTTGTTATCGATTGTGACCGCCGTGTTGTTGGTCTCGTCGCACTTGATGGTGTAGTCGTAAAGTCCGCCGCCCAGCTTAACCTCGTTGAAGTACGGGGTAAGAAGGTCGACCATCCTCTGACGGTTGTAAGCGGTGTTACCCTCGAACAGCATATAGCGTAAAACGTTGTAGGTTGCGCGTTCGAGACGCAGGCAGAGCCTCCGTACGTTGACCCTATCCAGCGCGGTGGGTTTGGTTTGGAGCGTTTTCTGACCGTCGATGACGATGCCGTCCCTCGGGTAGTTTGTGCAGTAGTTCCAGTTCTTGGTGTATATCTGCCCAGCTTGCTTGTTGGTGGGCGAGAATGCCAGGTCCAGCGCGGAAATGCGCCCACGGGTTAACCCCGCCGGGGCGTCCCAGTAGTTGTAGTTGAGGTCCGTGAAAATATACGAGCCGCAAATCTTGATGGACGGAGGGCACCAGAAGTAGTCGCCGGAGAACTCGTCCGTCACCTGGAACCAGTTGCAGTAACCGGCACCGTAGGAGGTGTTGATTCCGGTCAGGTACTTCATGAACGGGAGGATGTCGGACTCGATGCTGTTCGTCGGCTTGGACGGACGGATAATCTTCCGTTGACCCTGCAAGCAGAACGGGCGGGGACCGTCGGCGATGAACATGCAGTCGCGGCGGACATTCTTGCAGAAGTTGTCAAGCTTCTGTATGACCGTCTTCCACATTTTGACGTCGCTATCCTTTCTGCACTTCCAAACCGCCGCCTCGGGGGAGGCAGGCTCATACTTGCCGCGACCGCCACACACAGTTCTGATATATTGGGCAATGTTGCTCACGCCGCCGTCGACAACGATGTCAAGCTCGCGCTCGTTGATGTCCGAAACCTTGTCGAACATAATATCCATACCCTTGAGAATCGACTCGGAGATATCGATATCCTTCTGGCACATGTCCTTGAAGAAACCGAGCATTCCGACCTTCGCGTCATCGTGCGGAATGACCAGAATGTCGACGTTCTTGTTGAACGCGTCTTTCATCGCCTCGGTCGGAACGCAGTTCGAGAAGAGGTTGACATACTCGGAATTCTCGTTAACGACGGTGTCGATGAACGTGTCCGCGTTCGTATTCGGGTTCTTGGAGCCGCGCTCGAGCGAGCCGACGAAAGACTCCAAAATCTGGAAAGAAATCTTGTTCCCCTCGCTAGCGTCGAGGTAAGCCTGAACGACCACGAGACCGATTTTCCTCATATTTTCGCGGTCGAAACCGCCGTCCGCCTGGAGGGTGATGGGCGGGAAGAACCCGTCGGCGTCAATCGCCAGTGAGTCGAAGAAATCGTCCTTGTTATCGTCCTCAGTCTTTTCGTTGTTGATGCGCTGGGATATAATCGCAACGCCCGAAAGGTCGGACTTAATCTGGTTGGTCTTAGTTCCGTCGTCGTAAGCGAGTGTCGTAACGTCCTTAATCGGCTCGTAGTCGGTCACGCCGTCTTGCGCGACCTCAATGAGCTTCTGGGCGTAGAGGGCGTTCGCGGCGGTGGTGACAATTGGGATGATACCGATAATCTCACACTGCTTGTCTTTGCGGTTCTTGTCCTCCGGGACCTTCACGTACTGGCGGCGGGTCTTATCGATGATGACGATTTCGTTTGTTCCGACGCGGGATTCTTCGGTGCGGTATTGGTCAACCTGGTCCATCGAGACCAGGAAAGGCGTCCCGTTCGAGGTAATCTCGCGGTATTTTTCTACCGTGGGGTCGGCGGCCTTGATTTCGGACCATTTCAGAGTTTCGTCAATCGTCTTAAGAATGCTGTCATTGAAGAGCTAACGGTCTTCGCTCAGCTCAGAGAAGAAATCGTTCGCCGTTTCGTCGATTTCGTCCGGCTCGCACTGAACAAGGTCATACTTACCGTTCCTGATTACGTCGAGAATCTTAGCGTAAACCGCCCTCTTGTCCTCATCGGTGGAACAGGTCTCGTTGCACCCATCGACCCCCATGCGGAGCTGGATGGCATCATAACCTTCCTGGTATCGGACGGAGAGACCGTTGATGTTCTCGTAGCGGACCGTGTTGACGCTCTTACCCTTCGCGGCGAAAAGCGCGAAAACGTCGTCTGTGTTATCATCTTCGGTGCCGGGGTCGGAAGCGACCAGACCGTCAAGCTTATCAATCAGGAAATCGGAAAGCTGTCCGGAGCCGACGTTCACCTCGTCGGACTTGGCGGTCAGAATCGCGAAGTGCGCTTCGGTGTCGTACCCGAGGTAAACCGAGACAGTCTGCTCATAACAGTCGGTCAGAGCGGTTTCCTGGACTGTGTCGATGGAGTAAAAGGCGGTCAGCTTCGGCATAATGCCGTCGAGATTGGTAATAATCTGCCCGCAATACTCCAAAAGCTCGGACTTGGAGATGGTTTTGTCAAAATCTTCGATGATTTTTTCTAGTGTTTCGCCCTCACCGGCGTAAACCTCGATAAAGGACTTGCCGCTAACGTCTTCCCTGCCGTCGCTTCTCTCGACTGTGTTGACGTTATCATTTAAAACCGCGAAGTTTTCGGCGTCTTGAAGGGTAACCTTGTCCACGGAGTCGGTCACGGCGTAGGTGTTCAGGAAAAACTGGATTAAATCGCGGTTGTATTTCTGGCATTCCCCGTCGTGAAGCTTCTCGGCAACCTGACCGATGTCCGATTCTGGGTCCTGAATCTGCTCGAAAACCGTGGAAATGGTCTTTTCCGACGCAAAATTCAGCTTATACTTCACTGCGGCGAATTTGTTCCTAGACTCGTTGTCGTAGGGGAGTTTGCAACAGTTAACGACGCCGTTCTGGTCGATTACCTCCATGGAAGCCGCGTAAAAATACCGCTCCGCCTCATTTTTCGGTTCGCCGTAGTAGCTCAGCCAGGCGTTTTTCGAGGTGAAAACCATCGGGATGTAATCTTCGCCCGAGTTGGCGAATCCGGTAACCAAAACCTTCGTCCCGGTCATGACCGGCGAGTACTGAGACTTGTCAATCTCTTTTATCTCTACGCCGGGGGCGTCAATCGTTCTAATAGCCATGTGGGTTATCCTTTATCTGAGAAAAATTCTTAGGTCTTTCCGTTATTTACAGAAACGGGACGAGCTCGGAATTCCAGACAACCCAGACTGTTTTCGGGTCGTCATACCCCGAAATCGCTCATAACCAGCTCCTGGACGTCCACGGTCTGGTTAGTTACCGTGAAATTGAGGACTATAAACTCAATGGACTTTACCGGTCGGACGTAAATCCCGACGTGGAGTTCATTGTTGTCGATTGTTTCGGGGGTGTTGTTCCTGTCGTCGCAGACCACTATGTACTGGGAAACCCCGTCGTCGGACTGAATCCTGTCGAGATATGAGGAAACCGAATCTCTCACTCTCGACCTCAGGTACTCGGTATTACCCTCGTAGTTGAAATACTTTAAAATATTACTGATATCTCGCTCTATCCCAAGCATCAGCCTCCGTACGTTAACCCTGTCCAGCGCGGTTTTTTCGGTCTGGAAGGTTCTCTACCCCTCGACGACTATACCCCCGACGGGGTAGTTCACCGCGTAGTTCCACGAATTTACGTAAATCTGACCGGCTTCCTCGTTCGTCGGGGAGAACGCCAGGTCGGTGGTGTCGGAAACCACCCCACGGTTCAGCCCCGCCGGGGCGTACCAGTACCTCCCGTATGTGTCCGTGTACAGGTAGACACCGGCGACCTTGATGGATGGCGGCATCCACATGTAGTTTCCGCCGTCGTGGTCGAGCGAGTAGAACCAGTCCAGGTACCCGGCGGAATAAGAAGAGTTGAAAATCCCGGAAATAAGCCTGATTTTTGGAAGAATAGAGTTTTGGACGGTGTTGGACGGGTTGGTCCGTCTAACGATTTTGCTGTTTCCGGTCAGACAAAGCTGTCTCGGACCGTCGGCGACGAAAATAACGTCCTTTCTGGTGTTTGAGGCAAAATCGTCGAATCTCTGGATAACCTTCCTCCAAACGTTTATCTGCCCGCGGTCGCCCATTTTGAACAGGTGCGCCGTTTCGGACGCCAAATCGTAGAAACCGCTCCTCAGAAACTGGTCTTTCACGAAATTCCCGTTTTTGTCGGTCTGGCACGTCGACGCGACGAACTGGGCGATGTTTGATACCCCGGCGTCCTCGACCACGTCGATTTCAAGGACGTTCTTGTCCCCATTCCGGTTGAAAATTTTAAGCATCGCCTCGTAAATCGACTTTGAGACGTGGATTCGCTTCTCGGTGTCGGCTTCGTAGAATCCCATCGAGCACCCTACCTGGTTGTTGACGGCGAGAATCGACGCGTTTTTATACCCGTTTTCCCCAACCGGAACGTTAGAGAAAAGGTTCACGTACCTGGAATTCCCGTTGACTATGTCGTCGATGAAAACCCTTTCCCCGGTAACCTCGTCCACGGCTTCCGGGTCGAGCGAGCCGACGAAGGATTCCACCGGGAAGAAGTTCATTTTCCCGCTATCAGCTGTGTCGCGGTAAACCTTGAACACCACCAGCCCTATCTGCTTGAGGTATCGGCGGTCAAGCCGGTCCCCGACAAAGGTTACCTCGGGAAAATACTCAGCGGACCTCTCGGAAAGCGTGTAGTCGTTTACCGTAACCCTCCAGCCATCTTTTTCCTCCTGACCGAGGTACTCGCCCATCCCGACGAAATCCCTTTTGGTGCCGGATAAATTCTCGACCGTCGTGTCAAGGGAATCCACCGGGCGGACGGAATCCTCCGGGAGCCCCTCCCTGTGCGAGTTTCTGACCTTCCCGATTACGTTGTAGTCCGAAAGGACGCTGTCGCTCTTCTGAATTACCTCCTGGTAGAAAACGGCGTTGGCCGGGGAAACGATTACCGGCATAATTCCGAAAACCTAGTTCCCGAACTGGTCGGTCTCGTATTTTCCCCTGGTCTGGTCGACGATAAAAATCCTGTTTTTTGGAACCTTCAGCTGTTTAATCAGAAACTTGTCGTAGTTTTCGAAGGAGAGAAGCTCCTCCGAACCGTAAACCGAAGAATTTATCCCGAGATACGACGAAACCGAGTCGTCCACCGTCCTGATTTCGGAATACCTGTTCCCGGAGAATTTCCCGTAAACTCCGGAAAGGCTTGAACTGCACTCGTCGCCGTAAGCTTCCTCGAAGTAACCCCTCAGCTCGAAGAGGTATTTGGTCCTCAGCCAGGTCCCGAGAAGCGTTTTCGCGTCGATTTCGTTACCGAAAGCCTGCCGTATACTCTCCGCGATTCCGCCGTAGGCGGAAATTTCCCCGCTTACCGGCGAAAGGATGACGTCAAAAATTCCCGGTGCCTCGTTGACGTCGGAAAACGCCTCGTCGTAAATCTCTTGGTCGGAAAGCTGGAAATTCGCCATGTCCCTCACATAGGAGACGAAATCCCGAAGGGAACCGAGCTGTTTTCCGTCCAGATAGTCGGATATGGTGTTTTTGTCCGGGTACAGAAGGTAGTCCGCTATGGTTTCGTCAGACAGATTCCCGAACCCGACGATTTCCTCGACGGTTTTAATCGGTACGGGCTCCTGGGAAACCTCGTAAGACGTATAGACGAATTTCTCGAAGGCGTTGTTGTGGTATGGGAGCTTGGCGACGTAGCAGATTCCGCCGCGTGAAACCGTCTCGTAAGCGGCGTTGTAAAGGTAGCGTTCCGCCTCTGTCTTCGGTTTCCCGTAATTTTGCACGAAAGTGTTCATCGTGTTGACCCACCTCACGGTGTAATCCTCACCCTTGTCGGCAAAGCCGAGGGCGAGCGTCGCGGTTCCTATGGTGGAATTGTCTGCCGCTTGGTCGTACTGTGAGCGGTCAATCTCGTTTACTTCGATACCGGGGGCGTTGATTCTTCGTGCCATAACTACAAAAATCCTGTCTTTCGGTTATTTACGAATTTTTCGGGGTTATTCCCCCAGATTTGTTCTTTT